TCATCATATTCAAATGGAGATTTAGAGTTTATTTCTTCAGAAGCTCTTTCTCATTCTGATTTAATAATATCATCAACTGTATCTTTGAGAAATAGCTGATAAACTGCATAATATTTTTTATCTAACTTTAATTTTATTGCTTTATCTGATATGAATCATTTTTTCTCAAATTCTGTAATAATAGCTTTTTCTTGCTTAGAAAATACCTTTAAGAATCATTCTCTTAGTCTTTTCTCATATGCTAAATATCTATTATTTTTCTGATTATGTCTTTTAATCATCCATCATTCAGACCATGGAATGTTATATTTTACAATTGATTTGAAATCAATATTAAACTCCTTTTTTGGAGATTCTTCTTTTTCCGCTTCAGTTCAATCAAAGAACACATCTCATCATTTAATAGGATTATATCATAGTTCTTGCCTATATTCATTCCTTGTAATTCATCATGATAGATAATGTTCTCTAACTTGATCTTCATCAGTTGGTAATACATTTAAGAATTCAAATAATCAGATTCAGTTAAATAACTGATCGTTAAGAACCCTTGATATCTTTTTAGTTAATGGTTCGATACATCTTGTAGAATAAATCTGATTGAATGATTTTACATTACCTACATTTACTCATTCTCATATTCAGAGAATGGCTTTAGGGACTTTATAAATTGCTAATATTTTATCTCTATCCCAATTTTGCTGAGCTATAAATTCCATTTCTTTTGGTGAAGCTTGAACATTATTAGGCTTTATTCAGAATGGTAATATTGCTAATTTTCAAACATTTTTGGCTCATGTATGATTAGCTTCCCAATTAGATTTTATGGCTTTTACTTGTTCTTCTGTTAATGCTTGATCTGTAGTCAAAACCATTCCAGGAGGAACATCATTTGTTAGTAATGAATAATTCCAATCTTCTATTTCTTTTTCTCCTCTAACAGTCATGGCAATAGCTTGAATTGGAGAATATCATCTTGTTATGTATGGATATCTTTCATAAGGATTAAACTCAGCAAATACCATAACTTCATCAGTTTCTAATCTGATTGATTTTCAGTTTCATATGTAATTCCAATATAAAAGGTTTCAATTTGTATCAATAACAGGGCTAATACATCGAGGTAATAAAATATCTAATCAGATAATTTTATTTCATGCTTTTACTTTCCAAACATAGGCAGTTCATGTCATTTTCATGAAAATTGCTATATTTTGGAGTAACTCAGGATTAACAAAATCTAAATATTCATGATGAATCTCTTTATCTTTACCATCTCATAACCTATAATTTAATCATGATACAGAATCAGCAATAGCAGTTATTGCTGCATATTGCCAACCTATAAAAAATTTAACATATTCATTATCTTTGATGGATGTATTTCATAGAAATCATCATAAAAATGATATCCAATTGTTAGAATTTCATGCAGATTTTTTGAATATATTTTTTATCCGATTAAACATGTTATTACATAGATAAAGTAAATGGAATATGAATTCATAAAAGCACTATTCAATGTAATGCAGGTCAATTATCAGTTTCTACAGCTTGAATATTTCATCAAACGGCTTCAATATGAGTAGTCAATCATCATAAATCTGATCTATCAAATACATCAATTACATTATCTAATAATTCACATAGATTTTTCTCTGATTGTATATTTCAAAGAGTAGTAGTTTCTTGAAATAAGTTAATCGTGAAGTAATAAACCCTTTCATGATGATTTGAATCTGATACATTAGATTCTATTCTATCAAAAGTAAAAAATATTGAAGGGAATCATCAAAATTTCTTAGGAATTCAATCATGAATTTCCGCTATTCACTCAATATTTTCTAATTCAGATAAAATCTGTTCTCTAAGCCGATTAATCATTGATATATTCGTTGATTATCTCATAAAATCTATTAACAATTTTCTCTGATTTATTTTCAGCAGCTCTTGTAAAAAAAGGATTTCACTTATATCATGGATGATGAACAAGGGTTGCGAAATGTCCCATTCATTCTTTATCTATCCAGAATAAAGCCTTTTTTCTAACAGGTCTGATTAAGTGTGGCTTTGTTCATTCATGAACAAATGGAGCATAAAATATATTGGTATAAACTACAGCATAATCAGGATAAACAGTTGATTTGATGCTTTTTCTTAAATTACCATTATCTACAGGAGCTTCTTTTTTAGCTTCTCATTCTATCAGAATAGCTGATTCTTTTAACCATTTATCAGTAGCAGCTTTAAGGTCTTTTTCACTCAGATTTTTAAATTTTTTGGTTACTTCGTCAGCTCATCTAATTTCAATGCTTAAAGTCATTCTTCTAAGATAATAGTAGTTAAAGATAATCATCAGCAATGTCTATAAGCAACTCATTTAACTGAATAAGAAACAGAATTGATAATTATCTCATCTGCTTCTTTAATTTCAGTTAATTTCTGTATTGATAGTTTATAAATCTTTCAGAATTTTCATTCTTCCATGTATTTAGATTCTTCACTAACAGCTGTAATATATCAATCATATGTAGCAATAGTTTCTTTTTCTCTTGCTACATTATTAACATAAACTAATCTTTTTAATTCAGCTGTGCAGTTAGTTAACATAAATAATCCTATATCTATCTAAAAGAATCTTAGCATCATTACTTAAATCTTTAGTAGTATAAGTAATTGAATAATCTGATAATCTTTCTGATTCTACTCAAATTCTTTCATGATATTTATCTTTAACTAATTCAATAATTACCATAAAAATATCATAAGGAATCAGATTCAAATCATTCAAAGAGTAATTCTGAAAGGTATATCAATTAATATAAGCAATAGCAGAATTAATAAACACAATGATTTTAGTTTCATCATTTTCTCAAAGTAATGATTTTAAAGTAGCTATTAATTCTTCTCTGGTCATTATTTTCTTCCTTTCTTGTTAGGTTTTAAAGCTTTATTTTTGATATTAGTAAAATCTTTAATCTGATTTATAATTGAAGGTTTTTCCAAAGGCTTTAGATATTTTGGACCATAAGCATTTCCTATTTTTTCATCTAAATGAACAATTTCTCATGCTTTATGACCTTCAATTTTTCATTTGAGAACTTGATATTTCATTTAATTGATAATTATAAGCTAAAAGAGGGACAAAAGTCCCTCATATTATTCTCCATCAGTTTCAGTTGGAGTTTCTGGATCTGTAGGAGTTTCTGTAGGAGTTTCAGATTCAGTTGTAGTGGCATTACTAGAAGCCGTTTTAATTACTGAAAATGCTTCATCAACTAATGATAATCAGCAAACTCTGGCTGATGCTTTAAGAGATTTGATATCTTTTTCCCAATCTCATGATTTATATCACATCTCAAAAGTGAATCATCTTTTGATTCAGATATTGAAGAATTTTAATGATCCAAACACTATAAATGGAGTATCAGAACCAATAGATCATGAAGGCATAACATCAGTTAATTCTACAGGATAACCCAAAAGATATCCTTTTTCTCCATTATCTAATGTTCTGTATAAAGGTCTTCAATCTAAATCTTTAAGCTTCTCAATTACAGCTATAGCATCTTGAGACATATACCATTTTGGTTTATGATTTCTCTTATACTTTAAATCAATTTTCCTTGTAGCATCAATTAAAGCATCATGATTAAGAGTATTAATGCCTCCTGTTAATGTGATAACATTAACATTATCTAAGTTAGTGATTCCTTTTATCTCAGAATTATTAGCAGAATCACCAGTTCCTAATAATACTTCAGTATCAAGGAACTTGGCAAAAGCTTCTGCAAATTCTAACTGAGCAGCTGCCCATATTTCATCAGAATCAGCTTCATCTTCTATTAATTCATAAGTAGAAGAAAGGATTGCACCAACTTTTTTAGCAATCATTTGAACTCTATCATAAGTCATAGCAGTATCCTGATAAGCTTGAGCTTGATCTGTATAGAATACTTGAACTCAATCTACTCTTTTAGTGAAATATTTAGTATCAGATTTCATTCTTTGAACATTACAATCTTTCCAGATTCCATATTCTCACATGATTCTAAAAACTCACTTTTCAAATTCAGGATGAACAAGGTAACCTCAATCCTGAGCAGTGCCCGTATTCATGGCCTTGATTCATGAAAGGTCTCAATTTTTTAATCCTTTAAGAGCATTAACAAAAAGCTCCTTAGTTTCAGTTAAATCTTCATCTTTTGAAGATCAGAATTTAGCCTTTTCAACTAATTCTTTTAATTGAGATTTAATCTCTTTAATATCAGCATTTTCTGATAAATTAAGCTCTTTAAGCCTTGCTTCAACTGCAGCATCAACTGCCTCAGGTACTCAATCTTCAAGAGATTTAGCAATTAAATCTGCAATTTGGTTTAATTGTTCTGGTGTCATTACTATAATAAACAATAAATAAAAAGCATAGAAAAGCCCCGCTTGCAACCTATAGGCTTTTCTTGAATGCGGCTAATCAAACATTAACAGTCCTTGATATAGCCTGCATAGTTTCCTTTGCTATATAATTAGCATCAGATAGTTTTTTAGTATTGTCATCTACTAAAATTTGTAAGAGAGATTTAATATCATTGAGAGTGTTTAGCATTTCTTTATTTGATATTGAAATTTCTCAGGAATTATCTATATTCTCACCAGATAAATCACTGGAGTTTTCAGATTTCTTCGTACCTGAAAATGAAGGTGATTTTTCTAATAATCAGTTTTCTTCTAATAGCTGTTTCTGATCCAATGAAAGAGCATTAGGATTACATGGAACAGCAACAAAAGATAATTCCAAAAGCTCAGCACTTGTAATAATTCTCTTATTTGATTCATCTCTTGATTTAGGAATAAATCAAACAGAAACAGTTTTTACCATTCCTTCATCATAGAGATCAGCTAATAATTTTCATAAAGGGTTAGATTCTGAAAATACTCATTCTATGATTAACTGATTATCCATTACATAGATAGAAGTGGCTTTACCTACTATGTTTTCTATCTTATAAACATGATTAGCAATGATAACAGGATTTTTCATAAAGTTCTTATAATCCCATCAATTAGCTTTTATTATTTCTCATGCTCTATCAGAATCTTCTGTAGAAGCAACAACTCTGAATCTTCTTCATTTATTAACTTCTTTTAAATCAAATGAAGAAATCAGATTTTTTAATTCATTTATTTGATTCTCTGTTAATAGCATTGGTATAAAGTTAATGATAAAATTAGTAACTCTCTTGAGTATTCTTTAAATAAATCTCTATGGCTTTATGTGTTCTTACATCATAATGACCTTTAAAGGTTATTGATTGTTTAGTAACATCATCTATGGTAAAGGCAGGAGTCCAATCAGTTATCTTTATCTTTGATAAATCTAACATGAATGTTGGATAATTATCAGCTCATTCATATGGATGCTTTGTATCCTCAGCCAATAATCTTAAAGCCTTTGGAGTTCCATTTAAGAAATAATCTTTGTATGTGTTATTCTCAAATAGCATCTCCATAGATCATTCAATAGAGAATGATGAATTTATATAATCTATCGGATCTATACTTGATAAACATTCAATATCTTTAATCTCTTTTTTGATAGAAATAGTGATAGATTGAAGACAAATATTATCAGCAATATCTAATCATTCTACATTATCTGCTAAGAATACTTTTAGCATACTTGCTACAAATCATGATTCATCCGTATAGGATACAATATGAGTTGAGCTTTCTCATTTCTTAGATTTTAGATTGATAGATACTGTAAATTTTCATCAAACCTCAGCGGTAAAATCCATAGATTCTATCATTGCTAAAGGGTAGGATGAAGAAGAAATAGGAGTAAAACATCAAACAGTTAGAGTAGGATGTGTATTAGATTCTAATAGAGAAAAGTTATGTTCATAAACTCCATTATCTCAATCAGATGATACAGATCATAGTAAAGCTTTTAAGAAAAATCAGATTCAATTCGGATAAACCTGACCTCAAATGGTTCATTCTGCCCATTGTTTAGTTACTTCTGAATTAATAGAATCAACAATTGTATCAACTACTCATGAATCAGATTCTACATTAGCTTTATCAGAAAATGTATTATCAGTTCGTGGAAATCGGTATTGAATGGGTAGCTTTTTTTCTCCTCTTGTAGTTTCCAAAGCTACTCAGATTCAGACTTTTTTTCATGTGAATGGCATAAATCAATCAGTTATGATATAAATTTATGCCCTTATTATTCATTATTGGTAAGAATAATCAAAAATCTGGATATAAATCACTTTCATTTGAGTAGTTTTTTTATCAAAAAGCTTCTTTTACAATATTTTTAGCTTTACGATCATATCTGTAATATGTAGCTTCTCATAGGAGAAATAAATATTTTTGAATCCATCTTTTTGGCCAATTTTCTCTATATTTCAGAAAAATAAAACATTGCATCTTGAATGACTGTTTATAAAAAAGCTCCATTTTTCATAATGGCCATCATATAGGTGGTTTAGGTTCTCGATATTCTGGAGAAATATATCAAACCATTAAGCTTTTTATATGAAATAAATGTTTATATCAGGTAAATCTTTCAGGGCAAATAATAAGGAATCAATCCTATCATCATGTTCTCAGTTTGGAAATATGAGTAATTCATCAACTAATTCTTCAGTAGTTTTTGGATAGAAATAAACTCTATGATTTTCAAATAATATCTGTTTTTCCATTAGTCTTGTTCTCTTATCCTTTGATGTTTTAATTTCTTCTACAGCTAATCACATATTCTGAAATACTGTTTTTAATACAGCTTGATATGCTACAGTTTCAACTACAACCACATTAGCATTCCATTTTTGATAAAGGGATTTTACAACACTTGTAGCCCTTCAGATATCTTTATCTTTCCCATTCAATGCTACACATTCTAATACATACCTTCTTTCTCATAAATATCATACAACTGAAATAGCAAAATTATCTGCTCATTCTTTAGTAGATATTGCAGGATCTACTCAAATAACGGTCCTATCAAAAGTATATGATAAGCAGTTGCTATCATATTGAATCATATCTCTTGTTATGATATGTTGCCCCAATACATAAGGAATCAGCATATAATTCTGATTAAAAGATATTGTTCATAATCTTCTTTTTTCAGTTTCTAATGATGTATATTTTTTGTTACTTTCTTTGATTCATACATTCAATTTTAATGCTTCTTCATCAGTTGCTACAAATCTATCCCAAACAATTTTATCATTATCATAAATTGGAATTCTGATTGATAGCCAATTCTTATCGTTCTTTATATGTTCTCTAAATCTGGGAACTAATCAATCTTCATAGATTGTATTTCAAAGAAATATCATTTGAGTTGCTGATGTAGTTCATCAAAGAACTTCATTTAATAAGAATTCAAAGTTTTTATCTATCTTTTTTTTGCTTTGACATGATGCTATAGTATCAACATCATCAAAGACCAGTAAGTCTGGTCTAAATTTTCAATCAGAGGCTGTAAAATTTTTTCATCTGGGAGATGTTCATAATGACATGGCTCTAACATAACATTCATTTTCTGTAACGAACTTATCTACTCTTTTCATCTTTTTTTGCCCCTGTTTTATAATCGTTTCAGGGTAATAAAGATTTCAATAATCTCTAACAAATCTTCATCATGATTCTGTATCTCAAATAAATGAGTTAGCAATGTATGTTAAATTCTCAGTAGCATTATCTATTGTTTGAGAATACCACATTATATTTCTTCTAAATTTATTGGCTATGCACCATGCCACATACATTTGAGTAATAGTTGTTTTGGCACATCATCTGAATCATTCAATAAAAACATTTTTTCATTCTTCTAAAGCATCATAAATTTTTATCAAACATTCAGGAGTGGTAAAAGTGAAATATTCTCTAAAATAGTTACGGCAAAATCAAAAGAAATCTTTGCTGTAATAATATTTCCTTGCTACTTGATTATATTTGATAAGCTCATTTATTTTCATTTCTTTTCTTTGAAATATTCATCAATTAAATCTTTATCATCCTGATTAAGTTCTTGTCTTTCTTCATTGATGTTTTCATTTCTTGAATATGTATTAGGTAATCACATTTCAGTACGCAGTATTCTGATAATCCTTTCTGAATCAGCCATTGATAATTTATCTTCCATCATCACATTAATTGCTTTAATAACAGCATTCTTTTTAGCCTTAGATAATTGATCCATTGGAATTTCTAATTCCTTAGCTTGTTTTTTTAGTGCATTCTCTAAAGCTCTTTGTGTAATCTTTTGATTATATTCCTGTTTTTCTTTTGTCCATCATCTTGTATGCTTAGCAACTCAGCCTGTTGTATAATTCACTCATAATTCACTCAAAAATCACTTAACATCATCAAAATCAGACTGAAAGAATTCCAGCTTTAGCTTATACCAATCATACTTTTGCTTAGCCATGATTATTTGTAATTAGTATATCATAAATCACTTAAATCATTTTTTAATGTTTCTAATTGTTCTTCATCATCTACATAAACGGTTACACTTAGTTTCTTTTCTTTCTCTTTCCCTTCAAATTCATCTGGATCAAATTCAGGCACATCAAACTCAGGGAATAAATCATGAATAGATAATTCTAAATCTCAAAAATTAAATTCTCATAAAGAATCTAATTCCATTTTTAGATTTGCTAAATCGTATTCTGATTCATTAAGCTTATTATCCAATATCCTTAATTTCTGAATTTGTTTATCTGATAATTCATCCAATATTACACATGGAACTTTTTCTAATCATAACTTTTTGGCTGATTCCAATCTTCAATGTCCAATGATAACTACATTGTTTTTATCAATTACTATTGGCTGAGTAAATCAGAATTCTTTGATAGAATTTGCTATACGGTTTATTTGTGTTTCATCATGAATTTTATTATTAAATTCATATGGAATTAATTTATTTATATCTGTTTCTATGATCTTCATATTTTTAAAAATAATAAATAAAAATCTGATTATTTTCTGAGATTACAGCAATCCTCAGGATTAAAATTGAAGTTTTCTTTTCGGTATTTGTAATGTAAATCTACATCTTCACATACAGAAATCTGAGGCTTTTTGATCTTACTGATTAGCTGTATTTTCTTCTCTAATGGTAAATGTAGATATCATCATTCTGAATGAGTATAATCTGAATAATCAATATTGAACCATTTCTGGATCCAATGATTTACACGTAAGAATTCAACAATGATTTTATCACATTTAATATCATTGATTTTGCTTGTCTCTATATATGGAGGGATGTAAGGAGATAATCTAATTTGAACATCAAATCATAATTTCCAAAGCTTCTCAATAGCTTTGATTCTATCAGAAGGTCTTGTAGCATGTTCATATGTTGCTGCTAATTCATCATTCGTTGATGTAATAGTTATTTGAATGTGAGCAAGGTCTTTATCTAATACTTCAATATATTCATCAGTAGCTATTAAATCTGATTTAGTAACAATGAGATATCATTTCTTACATGCTTTGAATGCTTTAAGCACATTATAGGTTATTTTATGAACCTTTTCTACAGGCTGAAAACAATCAGTCATTCATCAAAGTCTTGTAATTTGTCATTTTGGAATTTCTGTAGCAATGATTCTATATGCTTCTTTTAAGTCTATAAACTTTGGATTATTCGGATGCCATAACCCTCTAAAATCCAGGAGAGCTCTTGCATAACAATAGGAGCAGTTATGAGAACATCATTGTCCATATGTGTCCAACCTTGATGGATATAAACACTTTTCTCATTCTCATCATCAGACTGTATTATAAAGAGCTCAAAACTTTTTTATTCTGCTCATTTTGATGCTTTATAAATTAAATCTAATCGTTGCTTTTTGATTTCATTACTTAGCTTATACATCATTAATGGGGGTACAGACATTCAGATTAGATATGTTGGTTGAACATTTCAGAAGTTATAATCTTGAGGAAAAGATCAGGCTAATATTAACTCAGAATTATTTAAGAATCTATTTTCTCACCAAACAAGATTACTATCATGGGCTGTAATGGTTGGACAAACTCTATCATCATAAATCCATGAATCATTGAAGAATGATATTTTTCATCTATATCTCTTATCAGCAACTGATAAATCTGAATCTCAATATCTCGCATATTTGATTCTTATAGCTATTGATTTAGGAACAGGTCTATCAATCTTTCATGATTTATCTTTGATGTCTTTAAACAAAATTGGTTTCTCATTAAAGTCTAATCTGAGTTTTGGTAATCAGAATTCTTTTCTATATGCAGTAAAAAATACACGCTCCCTTTTTTGTGGTAATCACATGGTAGCTCAATTTAGCAGGAATAATTGAACATTGTATCATAACTCATTGAATCTTTCAAATACTAACTTTAAATATCACCTAGCATTTCATTTAAGCATTCATTTAACATTTTCAGCTATAACTACTTTAGGATGTAACTTTTCTACAATATCTAAATAATCAAAAAATAAATCTGATAGGACTTGTTTGGCTTGTCCTTCTCTGAATATCTTTTCTTTTCATCGGGCTTTTTCTCTTAATCATGCCATTGAAAAAGTAGAGCAGGGTGGGGATCAGTCTAATAAATCAATATCAAATAAATCTGAAGGTAATTCACTATCAGGAATCTTTTTAAAATCCTGTACTCCCATTAAATAGTTATATCATTTACCAAAGTTTTTGATGTAGATATTGTGCATTTGTGGGTCTATTTCACATGTTCATATCACATCATATCAGGCATTTTTATATCACATGGAGCTTCATCATCAGCAGGAAAAACATGAAAAAACTTTATATCAGTTTTTTTTCACGTTATTTAAATCTTTGAGATATCGTTTATATTCCATGATTATTCATCAGATGAATTAAATTCAAATCAACATTTGGGGCATTTATGCTCAAATGTTCATAAATCATTTACTCAGTATTCTTTATTTTCAAATCATCATTTCTCATGAACAGGAGAATCTGATTCTCATATGATTTCTTCAACTGAGAATTCTAAATCTCATAGATTCATATCATCTAAATCCATCAAATCTAATTTCAGATTTTCAATATTCCATTCTGATTCATTTAATTTATTGTCCCAAAATCTGAGTTTTTTAATCTGAATATCTGATAAATCATCCTTTATGATACAAGGGACTTCTTTTAGTCATAATCTTTTTGCGGCTTCTAACCTTCAATGTCAAATAACTACAATATTTGTTTTATCAATAACGATTGGCTGAGTGAATCAGAATTCCTTTATAGAATTAGCAATTCTCTGAATTTGAGTTTCATCATGTATCTTATTATTCAGTTCATAAGGGATAAGTTTTGATATTTCTATATTCTGTATTTTCATGATAAATTGTCAAAAAATGTAAAATTTTGTAAGTTTATGTCTGAATATCGTTTCTTTTTAACTGTAATAATCTTTTTGTCAAAAAATACATTGATTTAATTTAGATATCATTCTCATGGAGTAGTGGCACTCATTTTTTTGGGTACATTTTTCAAAATCAGATTGAAAAATTTTGTAATATTTAGATATTTAAATTTGCCAACATCCTGATATGGAAATATTAGGTTGTATGCAGGTTCAATTGAATAACGAGTGGTGAGGCCTGCCACTCCAAACCTTAAGGGAAAACAATGTGCAAAATGAGAAAAGCCTTAAAAGAACCTATGTTTTTTAGTTTGGCTTTTACGTCTCAGTAAATAGTTTATTTGATTTTGAAGAATTAATAAGTCAGTATCCTTATCTGATAACTTATTTTCTAATACATCAATATATTTCTTGAGCCTCAAATTTTGCATCTTCATATCGAATAATTGATCGTTTAGTTGGTTTACTCTGTTCTGTAATATTCTTTCGTTAGTAGATACCATTACCATGAAGATTAGAGTTTTAAAACGATTTTATTTTATTTCTTCCAAAATGAAAAAAACCACGATAAAATCTATCGGGTACAGGTTTGGAGGTTTAGGAATACCTCATTTATTGTGCAGATATATTGTATAGGATAAAAATCCAAAATCAAGAGGTTGTAGAAAAAAAGTACAAAAATGCGTTGAAATTTGGCTTACAAACTCCTATAATTTAATAGCACATAAATAGCCCTATGCCCGAGTTCATTTATTTCTTATTATTATTTAAAGATGGAACTCACAAATACTTTGGTTACGGGATGGGCTTCTCGATTAGTTAACCACCACTATTCACAATATACTATTAAAAATTATACTGCCGATTTTTGAATGTTCATGGAGTTTATGAAAGATCAGCTATGAGTTAAAAATCTGAGAGAAAATGATATTTCAATGAAAATGATTGAGGATTGGATGACTCAGTTGAATAAAACTAAAACTCCACGCACATCAATGTATTATTCTATTAAACCTTTTATTTCACCCTCTACAATCCAATCAAAGATTACTGCGGTGAAAAGTTTCTTACGCTATATGAATTCAATATTTGATACATGATTAGACTATCAAAGGATTGAACAAAGAAGAGTTAAATCTCCAATGATGGCTGTCTTATCAGAAGAAGAATTCGAGAAATTATACAATATTATTCCACAGATTGAAAAGTATAGAATTAATGCTTTGAGATCTCAATTATTAGTTAGATTATGATATACTTCTTGAATGAGATTATCAGAAATGCTATCTCTAAAAAGAAGTGATATAAGAAAATGAAAAGTCAGAATTACATGAAAGTGAAATAAAGATCGTTGGGTTTTCTTTGCTGATTCAGTTCAACAATTATTAACAGAATATGAAGAAGAAAGAAAAAAACCAATAGCTTGGACATGAAAATCTGAAAAAGAATATGAATATGTTTTCATTTCACATGTTTCATGATATACATTCTGAAGACCTTTAAAGAAAGTTACTGTATGTGAATTAATGAAAAAATACAGTGATGCATTGAATTTATGAAAGAGAATCACATGTCACTCATTAAGACATTCATTCGCAACTAGATTATTAGAAGCATGAGTGAATGTTAGAGAGATACAAGAGTATTTATGACATTCTGATCTTACTACTACTCAAAGTTATTGCCATGTGTTAACTTCTACATTAGAAGAAAAACACAAAAAATTATTTGCTTAGAATTAATTAAAAAAATAACAACCCTGGAATTTTAATTCTGGGGTTTTTATTATATTTTTTGAGGTATGGTTTGTAACAATGACAAGAAAAAAGTCTATACCGGGTTCCTGAAAAACTATCCCTAAAACTTTTTTGAGTATTCATAGGTAAGAAAGGATAATTCTAGCTTGATAAACTGTATCATTCAAAAAAGGGTTGAAATTGAAATTCTATCTTGTATAATATCAGTGGTAAAAGATATGACTAACTACAAATTGAAATAATTTGAATTTTGTTAGGTCATTTGAGCGTGCAAGACCATAAGGTCGCTGGTTCGAACCCAGCCACGCCCAGATTGGTAATCCTTCAATTCCTTGAATTGGAGTTTTTTTTAATTAAAAAAATAAGGGAACGAATTGTCCCTTATTCTAATATTTGATTGTCTGTACCTGTGGAGTCATCAACTACATCATGTATATAATCTGATGTATTACATTCTTTTCTTAGTTCTGCATCGAATTCATATTGTTTATCGATATAGTATGGTAGATTGTGTTCTAATGTGTTTTTTGGCTCGTCCTGTAGTGCCTGATATGTAGCATGCAAATCATTAACCATATCAGGATCTACGCAAGGTTTTTCTTCAGATAATGTAATCATTACTTGGTAGTATGATTCTAGATTATATTTCTGTTTCAGTAAATCTCCATTT